GAATACCAATCGTCGGGTATTAAATAGCCCTCTCTTTCCCGTTGAGTAATATCGGTAGAGTGCATGGCGCTGGTAAAGTCAGGCTGATCGTCAAAGTTCTCACTAAAGATCACACCAACTGGATCAGCCCCACCACCACCCGTATCATCCCCAGCCCGAAACCCACCACGCGCAGCCTCTGCCGTGTCAATAAGCGGCGGCAAGTTACCTTTGATCGTCGCCGGTGTGCGGCCTGCAATCGTTATGTTCTCTGGGATTCCGGGCATTATTGAACTCCAAGGGCGTCAACTAGGCCCAGTATTGTGCGTATAGGCCCATCACTTGCTTTGATGAGCGCTGGTGTTAAGTCTGCGGCTTTCCATTGAGTCGGTGCTGGCATTACGCTGCCTCCACTGTGAATGATGAATAAGTAAAGGTTTCCAGGATTTCAATACCGGTCGCGAGCGGGACGGTGCTGGTATGGCGGGTAACGTCATGCACTACCGGCGCTGATCCTCCCATGAGTGTGTAAACGCGGGCGTCGCCCAGAATGATCTGAACATCTAGCCAGTGCCGGGAAAGCTCCAGCGAATCCATCTGGCCGGGCGTGAACCAGAGATTGATCGGCTCGGCTGCATCAATCTCACCCTGAGTAATGGGATGAACCACCATGGCCACTGCATTCACGTCGGTATCGCTAATGTCCCGCTTGAGCGTCATATACAGCGTGTCGCCCTCCGCCGCACCGGTCACGCTAACCGCATGTCCGTATGAGTCACCCCGCACAAAAGGCTGTAGTTCCTGATTCAGTCGCTCGTAGGTATTCATAATCACCTCATATCCAGCTATGGCCGCGTTGTTTTACCTGCCTGGGTGGGTTCGTCGTCATGCGCGTGTTATGGATCTCATCGGCGTATCGGGTGCTTTCTTGTCTGGCCAGATCCGGATTGAAGTAAGCAGCCGCTTGTTGGCGGTACAGACGGGACAAGGCGCCAGCGACAATCCCGTCAGAGTGATCGGTTGTCAGCGGTTCCCAGACTTTCTTGGCCCTGAACGCGGGCACCAGAATCAATGTTGCGGTGACGACACCGACGTATTCCTGATCCAGCGTTAGGGTGTCTGCGGCCACGAAACCAGCCTTGGACGGCTCAATAATGTCGACCACTTTGGTATAGGGCTCGTTGGCAAAGAACTCATAGGCCAGCTTGCCCTCCCTGGCAGTAACGGATCCCTTAACCTTGTGGCAGCGAGTGCGCTTACAAAAGTCCCGGGCGGATTCCAGCACCGCATTTTCAATCGTCGGCGTCGGGCAGTTGATGATATGCACCGCCACCTGATCCACTAAGTCGCGTATCGACTGGTACATGCTTACCTCTCGACCTGGCGGGCAATGTCATTGTTCGGGTTAACCGATCGATCGACCTGAACTTTCAGGCCAAGAGCTTCGCGATAGGCGCGGTAATGCAGCATTGCCCGGTTGGCGTTGGCTGTGTGATCCGCGTCTTTGGAATAAGCCCGGTACATGATGTAATCGAGCATGACGGGCGCATAAATATCATCCAGCTTAATAACTTCGGAGGGAGCTGTGATGGCTGCCTCTCCATGAGCGATTGGCACCGCGCTGTAGATCACCTCAACGGTTGTGGCAGCCACGGCAGGTGGATAGACGTAGAACGTTTTGGGGTCATCCGGGTTGTAGATGTAATGCTCAACGTCGACCGTTTCGGTTTCACGGTGCCATCCCCGGCGTGTGGTATCGAGCTGGTGACGGGATACCAGCGTGATGGATAGGCCATCGCCGGTCTGATCTGTCGAGCGAATAACATCCAGCAGGCGTAGGCCAGCGGCAGGCACAGACTGTTTCGTGCCAGCAGCCAGCGCCAGATCCTCAGTGATTGCACTGGCGTCAGGCTTGCCCTGAACAATGGATTGGTACGACTCGTTCAGCCACCCTAATATTTCTTCGTTCCTCCAACGGGTGCCGCTCGTTGTGGTTTCCTGCAGCAGCAGCTTTGCGCTGGCTATCAGATCACTTACCAGAGTCGTCGCCATTGATTACACCTCGACCATATCGCGGTTGGTTGCCAGAGCTTTCGTGTAGATAAAGGTATGCCCCGTACGCTTGTTTTTAAGCTTTCTGACTTTCGGTGCTGGATCAGGCGTAACGTTCGGTGCAAGCGACGGACTAACCGGCGTAGCTTGCGCAGAAACGGCGGGATCCTGATTTCCATTCCCAGCAGGTTCAGCATTAGCCTGAGCATCATCAGGCGATTGATGAGCCTGATCAGTATTGGCGTCGGCATTTTCGATCAGCTCCAGCACACGCTCCCGTGACTTATCCAAGCCGGTGCGGTTGTGGATGGTTTCGCCAAACTTCTCTTTGGCGATTTCGTGCAGCTCGGCCACGTCGCCACATTGCTTGACGTACTCAGCCAAACTGTTTGATTCGTTGTCATCACCCATGGTGACCTCCAAATAAAAAAGCCCCGGCGAACCAGGGCTTGTGCGTTGCTGTTAGCCTTTGACGGCGTACAGGTGACCGAACACTGCCGGATCAATGACCTTGAAGCCATAAACGTTCAGGCCTCGAACAAGATCACCGAAGTCATCCGGGTTTTTAAGGGTTTCCATTTCCGTCATCTGACTGGCGAAGGTCAGCGCCTTCTTGTGGCCAAAAATCATGTTGGTCACGGAGTCAGTGCCGTCAGTGGTCTTGCTCAGGTTGTTGGACTGGAATACCTCGTACCGGTCCAGCATACCCAGGCGACCGTTGCGGAACGCACTGGTACCGTCACCCATGATCGACGCATCGCGCAGATCAGACTGCTTGAGCAAGTTGCCCATCCAGGCTGGAATGACGATGTAACGACCGGAATCCGGCGCATTGGCTTCGTCAAGGGCCTGAGACGTGTCCAGAATCACATCGAGAACATTAGTCTTGGTGATAGTCACTGGAGCGCCGGTTGCGCCCAGGTTGATGTTGCCAGAGTCGGCGCCAGCGGTTGCGCCAGCGAGACCTGCATCACCATAGACCGTGCTCAATATGCTGGTGTCGATGGCGATTTTCATCTGCTCACCGGCATCAGTAGACCACTGATCCATCAGTTTCATGTCGGACTGATAGGCGTCCACGTCGTTGACCTCAAAGGCAAACGACTTGGCTTTATCAATCGCCAGCTCAACCTTTGCACTGGCTGGCTTCTCGTAAGTGAGTCCTCCGCCAATGGTGTAGTCATTGATGGTAATTGACGGGATGGTACGGATTTGCACCGTGTCACCCATTGATTTTATTTCCGTTCTGTTTCCACCCTAATTAGGGTTTCGTCCTGGCTCTTTATCCAGGCTCCTTACGGTTTCCCGCAAGACCAGACTATATCTTCACTACTTTGGCTGTTTTCCTCGGCTTTTTATAAGCCATACGGGGAACTCTCATACTGTATGTATGTATAGTATCTCCGTTATTTCTTATCTCTACAAGTAGTGTCCCGCACTCTTGCCTGTTTGGCCCGTTCTGGGCTACTGCAGGTAGTCGTTGAACCTTCATCTTGTTCCCAAGACGCTTGGCTGCTGATTGCCCAATCCTCGAACTTTTTAACATTCGCGCTTGCCGTTGCCAGCTACGCTGTAGTGTTCAAGGCTCTAAGGGTGTCCCAGCAATTCACGGGATTTAACGAGAGCTAAAAATTAACCCTCATAATCAGTGTTACTGATCGCGGAAAAGACCGTGTTCAGGTAAAGCTTTTCTACGGCTTTACCGCTCCAGATTTCGGGGATAAAACCCGAGGTTGAGCTGGAGCTGTAATCGGGGTGACCCCCGTCACGAGTTGGACCTGCCATAAATTACTCCTGTCGCCTCTCGGCGATAGTTAAATGGTTACGTTAGCCACGGATGCGGCCTTCACGTTGAGCTGCGAAAATGTCGCTCTCAATGGCAGTCGCCTGATCCTCTTTCCCGGCATACACACCCTGGGATCGATCACGATAAAACTGTTTGATCTCTGCCGAGGTGTATGACTTGCCGCCAGCCGGAGTTTGGGTCGTTGACCGCGTAGTTTCCGGCTGAATGGCTTCGGGTGGAGGCTGGCGATTACTGCCATTAACGACCGATTTCAGGTCTTCAAACATCCGAATCACAGTCTGGGTATGGAAATTATTAGCAGCTTCGGTCAGAGCATCGTTGCGCTTTCGTCCGGTCTTCTGGTCGTAAGCCAAAAGCCATTTCTGGCCAGCCTCGCTTGACTGCAGCTCTTTCCATTCCGGCACTCGGGCATTCAGATCCGCCCAGAAATTAGCTTCGGTGTCCTCGGCCTTATCCTGAGTCAATCTTTCAACCTGCTTGCGTAGGCTCTGCAGTTCATCCGAATCGCTCTTTCCGCCCTGTGCGTTGCTGACGATGGTGGCAATGGTCTGAATCAAATCAGGACCATACTCATCAACGACCCCCTCGGGGAGCCCTTTCATCAGCGCCGACTGGACATCCTGCGATGGCTCGGCTTGGCTGTTCTTGGCTTGCTCTAACTGCCTTTCCAGATCAGTGATTCTCTGCCGCAGTACCGGTAGTTCACGAACCTCTGAGTTGTACTTACCTTGAAGAACCTCGAAGCGGTGCTGCCAATAAGAGGCATCCCGGGTTTCGTCTTCTTGCTTGGGCTTTTCAACGGGTTTCGCTGTTTCGGTGGGTTGCGGTGCAGGCTCGACCGGTGCGGGTTCCTTCGGTTCGTAACGTTCGGAGCGCATTGCTTCGGCGCGTTCGGCCTGTGCTTGAACTGATTTCGGTACGTCTGTCATGTAGATTCTCCAGCGCCTCGCGGCGGATTGGGAGGGTTGCGAGCTGGCAGGTGCCAGGGTTCACAGGGCGAGCGTCGTTGCGGTTTCACCCATAAAAAAACCGCCTCAAGATTTCTCCGGAAGCGGCTTTGTTATGGATTGCGGCTTTATTGGTCTTCGCCGCAACCTTAAATATCGTCGATCTCTATTTTTTTCTTCGCAAACTATCTAGCTGGCTTTGAATGTCATCGCGCAGCAGCTTCATAATCCTGAGCCCGCCCTGCGCCCTGTAGATTTCCACTGGCTCGACGCACTGGCCCAGATAAGCCAGGCACTCCCCCTTGTTGTGCGCCATCCATGCCTCCAGTGCGGCCCATCCGGGCGGGTTCTGGTTGGCGAGCTTGGCCAGCGCTTCCATTTGTTCGGGTGTTGGTGCTGGATATTCTGGGGTATGCGTTGGCATTGCGTATCTCGCTCAATAGTTCTTGGATTTCAGCCAGAGTCTTTTCGGCCTTAACCGATTCATGCCCTGCCTCGGCAATGGTTTTCTCGGTCTTCGCCTGCTCGCCCTGGGTCTTGGCTTGAAGGTTTGCGACTTCCTTCTCCAGTTTGGCAAGCTGCAGCTCTTGTTCGGGAGTCATTTGGCCTTGATTCTGTTCTATCTCATCCTCGATGCCTTTTGGCACCAGATCTGGAATGCCCACGCCTTTCGTGACCTGCCGCAGCAATTCGATCTGCCCACGAACGCCCAGCGCCTGACCGACAATGGCTGGATCCGCAATCTTGTCGAACAATTCACGCTGTTGCATAGCTGTGCGTTCACGCTGGAGCATGGCGTTGGAACCTTTCGCGATAACCTTCACGTCTCCTTTGATGCTGTTGTCGTTGCTGAACTGCATGTTGTGTAACCAGTGGGCCTCAACAACGCGGCGGATCACTCCAGAATCGATGTGACCAATGGCGGCTTTGATACCTTTGTTGGCCGATTCCATGAGCATGGACAAACCAGATGCAGTACTTCCGGCACCGCCAATCTTTTCGTTTCCGTAAATGTAGCGGGGAATGTTGGTGGCGTCGTCAGCTTTAATCTCGAATTTCTCGAATACAGCCATCAGCTCATTGGCGTTACTGTTTGGCTGGAAGAATCGGACGGCGGGGTTATTGCCGGTCCCTACCCGGTCGCTGTGAGTTCGCCACACTTTCCATGGGTAAACATCCTCTGGATCCTCGCCTGGAGCGAGTCGATCCATGCTGACATCCATCTGAGGACCGGAGGAAATGGCCATGTTATTGACCAGCGACCGTGCAGTGGCGTTGCAAATATCCTGAATGTCATTCATCAGCTCAGGGATGGCCATGCCCCAGAATGAGCCAGCAATGTTTTGGAAGCTCGCCTTGTGGTACGGACGGCGGCGCAGCGGATCATTGTGCAGAATGCACCGGATGCAGTGCTTGCCGATCAGAATGGCTTCCACCTGGTATTCAGCCATTGGGTCAGGCACTTGATCAGGTGACATACCCCACTGCAACAGCGTCAGACCTTGAGCGCCACCCCAGTAATGCAAGCCGTCAATGGTCTCAGTGCCGTGCATCCACTCATCGCGCCGCCCTTCAAGGTTCGCTCGTTCCTGATCACCCCAGAGCCATTCACGCAAGCCGCCCTGACCGTGTTCTTCCAGCACCTTGACAATGGCTTCCTCTGAGTAGCCTTTAACTCCTCGCAGCGCATTCAGGCCTGCCCGTGTAAAGCGGCTGTGCTCAATCAGGTTGCTGCCGTCATCGATCGTCGTTGAATCGGCGCTCGGGTAGATATCAAACGGGCTGACCCGTTCTTCTTCAAGCCGAACCTCATCGATCTGCACTGGCTTCCAGCCTTCTTGCCATGCCAGTGTCTTTCGGCGGCGCAGTATCGGGCCTTTCATAAACGCAGCCGGGTAGATAGCAAAGTCTGAAATGAAGCCGTCCAGAGCATCGTCCCAACCACCCTCTGACAACTGATCCTCAATCTTGAGCTCCATCTTGTCGGCGGCCTTCTCAGCCATTTCCTGAGCCCGTGTTTTGGCCTCCTCTACCGCTTCTTCCATCATCTTATTGATGGTTGTCTGGTCAAGCTGCTCGCCATTGGCCTGGAGCTGCTGAACCTGACCGCGAACACCGTCCAGAATGGCAACACGGATAGGCTCAGGCACCTCTGAAATGGGCGTTGGCCCAAGACCCCATGGCCGTTCATCCACCGGCTTTAGAACATCGCGGACCCAGCTTTCTGCTGCCCGGCACTTGGTTGTGGTCAGCTTGATATAGACCTCTGAGCCACCTGTCCGGCGAATCTGTGACAGCTTCTCAGAGCTGTATTCACCCTTGAACCGGCGCAGACAATCCAATAACCGATGCTCAACGTCACGCTTATGTTGCTTGTTCTGTTCCCAGGCCTTGCGGATATGCGCAGACAGACCGCTTTCAATGTCCATTTTCCGGCGCAGGTTTTCTTCCTGCATCGCAGCTTCATTCTCTGATCGCACCAGTTCGGCGTCAGAAGTCCAGCGCATTAATCCCAAACCGGTCATGCTCTAATTCCCTGCTGTTGGATGCTGGCGTACAGACTGCGCTCGCTGTGTCGGCGTTGAAGGGCAGCAAACATGATGTCCGTTACATCCTTGCGGATACCCGCAAAATACCCCTCTGGCTCTTTGGCAAACTCAGTTACGTCTACATCAAATTCAGTCACGAAGTCACCTTTCAGCTCTGCCGTAAAATGGATTAACCGCTTGCGACTGTTGAACATCACATTCAGCTTGCCGTGGGTTGCGTAGAATCGCTTGGATTTGACCGTTAGGTCATCCAGTAACTGATTGACGCCCATGGCTATTTCGTCGCCGTTGGTTTCAATAGCGGTCATGTATAGGCTCTCCAGTTCATGCGTCTGCTTGCCGATGCCTGATTGGGTGATGGGATCTGCCTGCCAAACAAAGGGGCTCTGGCCAGTGTTTCAAACGCTTTGGCACCATGGGATGCCCAGTCGTGTCGTGGCTTGTCCTTCCAGCGTCCCAGATTTTCGTCCCAGTCCTTGCGGTAGTTATCCAGGCAGTTGACGCCATCATTGCAGCCAACCTCACTGAACCAGCAGTTCGGCAAGAACCGACGGACGGCCTCTATGCCTTCCGCGTGGTTGCTGATTCTTGGGATCAGCTCAAAGTCGATACCAAACTTCTTGGCGGCCTCTAATCGGCTCTCCCCAGTACCCAGCTCTCGAACAGCCAGGTCGTGCGGGCCGTAGTGGCTTCCGTAGGTGTAGGGCTTCTCTTTCAGGAAGGCTGCATAATGCTCAAAGCCTTCGCCGCTGTTCTCGTAGTAGTCAATCAGGTGAACCTCTCGGCCTACTATCTGAGCGAACCAGATCACCATCGCGTCACTCATGCCAAGATCCCAAGCGGTCAATACAGGGAGGCTTGCGTTGTGGTGAACCTTGTCGGTCAGTCGTGATTCTTTGCGGACATCCCGCATTTGCTTGATGAAGTATGCGCCGCCGACTGCTTGCTCGAACGCTTCATCCGGAAAGCTCGGATACTCGCGCTTCATGTCGTCGCCAAGGTCTTGTTGCTTTTTAGCGTACCAATTCATCTGCGCTCTGGTCAGTTCGATGCCATGCTTTAATTCAAGCAGCTCGAAGTAGTCCATCAGAAACTGGTGGATAACCGCGCCCGATTCCATCTGGTAGGCTGGTTCCTGCCACCAGGGGAAGAAATGGAACGCAAAATCCAGAGCGGTCAGGTCAAGGCCTTGCTCGCTATGCTTCTGGGCAGACTGGGAGTAGTCGAAAAAATACCCGTCCCGCCCCTCCGCCGTTGATTCCAGCGTGATCTTGTTGCCAATACCAACAGCTTCAAACGCGCCGGTTACTATCTCCCGGGCTTTTGCTGGGAACTGGCGGCATATCTTGCCGAACTCTGAAACGTGCAACCGCTGGAGCGTGCCACCCCGGTAACTGGTTGAAACGCCAATCTTTGACCCGTTGCTGAACTTATAGCCCAGAGTCTTGTCGCTGGTGGGCTTCGGGAAATACAGGTCAATCTGCTTGAATATCTCCAGCCATTCCTCGTCGACGTTCTCGTAAGCAAAGCGGATCTTATTGTCGAAAATGTCCTGAGCGTCATCTAGCTTGTGGCAGATACACCCGGCGCTAAAGTCTTTCCTGAACAAACAGTCGTCCAGTGCATCCAGCATTTCGAAGGTCGTAAAGCCAAGCTGGCGGGCTTTCAGTATCAGATCCCGGCAATGGCCATTGATAAAGCGGTGACGCTGTGCCCGGTTAGCCCTGAATCGAACCTTTTTACCGTCCTTGTTCTTGATGTAGTACAGCCGGTTCAACCTGAACCACTTGTTCACCAATGCCTTGATCAGCAATTCTTCGGTATTGAGTTTGCCCGCCTTGTGCAGCCGGATGAACTCATCTCCCGCCTTGACGACTTCAATCATCAATCTGCGACCTTGGCGAGCAATTCCTCCAAGGTCTTGCCGGCTGCGGTTTCGCCATCGTCATCCAGGTTATTGGCTTGACGCTCAAGCTGGATCAGTCTCTGCAATGCCTGAGTGCCTGAGTTGATGGCGTTGCCGATGGCTCGAATGTCAAACTCGACCGGTTTATCGGGGTCCACTTTCTCTGGCGGCTTCATCGCGTCATCGATCAACTCAGCAAAGCGGTTAGTTCGTTGCTGCCAGCCAGAAACAGAATTCTTGTGGTTGGCGATGATCTTGGCATTTTCTTCTGCAGCAGCCTCGACAATCTCATTGTCATCCGTCTTGCCGGTGGCCAGCTCAGTGGCTTTGTGGCGAGTGCGCTGATTGATCTTTTTAGTCAGATCCTTTTTCCAGCCACGTTCTTTGGCCTTGTTCGCTACCGACGCATTGCTGCAGTTGTGGCGCTCTCCAAGCTGGCGAGTTGAGTATTTGCCGGTACGGTAGTCTTTCTCGACTGCCTCCCAGTCAATACGTTTACGCGCTGCCATATTCACACCTGTTTGGTTTGTTAACTTATCTGTTAACTGTTTGTTAATTGTTTAACTCACACCTTCACAGGCGTTAGATGACTGGGCGCCTCCCTGCGAGCCATGTGCTGAGCAATGCTCAGTAAAAACCCCGCTCGGTGGCGGGGCTATTACGGTGCTTACTCGGTGTATTGAGTTGCTACTTTCCGGGCATCTCACCCGGCTGGATTGGATCACCTCCTCACTCAAGGGCGCCTCACGGCGGGCCGGGAACATCGGGCGTCTCACGACGTGCCGATTCTGTGTCAGGCTGACTGTGCA